AAACAAAAGAGCCGCTGCTTAATGTAGGACCGGCTGGAGTTGACGGAAACAATAAGACTCGCACTATGCCTTCGCCAAGTAAGATGAAGGGGTATGCAATGAAGTCTTCCCCTTTTAAACAAGCTAATACCGAAAGATATGACAAGAAAGGAAATGTTATAGTAGGTAGTGAGGATACCGTAATGTCTGCAGGAGACATTCTTAAAAAAGAAATAATGAAAACCGGCGACTTTGACAAAAACTGGGATGAATCAAAATACGGTCCTTATTCAGAATGGATAAAAAAACCTGGCAATAAAGCAAAAGAGGATAAGTTTATTGCAAGCAAGCAAGTGGGTACCGGTGAATTCGAAGAAGTGCAAGGTGACCCTAAGGAGGTTAAAGTAAAAAAAGAAGTTAAGCTTAAGACAAAAGACGAAGGAGACGCGCAGTCAGCTTACAATAGACGTCAAAACATAAGATCTAGTAAAGTTACTGGTAGACAGAAAAAACGTCAAACAATAAAAAAAGGAAGATTAACTGACAAGCTAGCGGAGATAGACAAAGACAAAAATCCCGGTAAGTACAGAAGAATAAAAGCTAAATTAGATCAGGCTACTGACAGATTAGATGTAGCCACTAGTGAAGCTAAAAATGCTGCTAATCAATCAAAGCAGAACATAAAAGCAGGTAGCACTAAAAATGTAATGAGCGACGATCGTTATGTAACGCAAGGCGAAAGAACGGAAGATCAGCAGAAGAAAGCTGGCAAAACAGTAAAAAGCGCTTTTACTCCGAAAAAAGTAAATACCGATATAGGGTTTGAAGCAGGTGAAGTTAAATCTAGTTTCTTTAAAAAGAAATCACCTATGAAAATGAATTACTTCAAAAAGTGAAAGCAAAAGGATTAGGAGATACAATAGAAAAAATTACAACCGTAACCGGAATTAAAAAAGCTGTTAAGGCTTTGCCATGGGATTGCGGTTGTGATAAAAGAAAAGAAACGTTAAACAAGATGTTTCCATATAAGTAAAATTAAATTTAATTAAATGAAAAAAGAAAAAGACTACACAGAGTTTGAAGTCGTTAAAGATAACCAGCTTAGCGAATCCGAATTAAATGAATTGCGAAAAGCTGTAAATCGTGTAAACGAAACACAAATGCAAATAGGTGGGCTTGAAGCACACAAGGCTAAACTTCTAGCCGAAATATTATTATTCACTAAAGAAGTAGAAAGCACTCAAAAAATACTTGCCTCTAAATACGGGGACGTAAGCATCGATCTTAATACTGGTAAATTTACAGAAAATGCAGTTGATAAGAAAGATTAGTATAGGCAAAGATTATAAGAATGACGCAATGCACTATGCCGTAGGGCAAGAAGTATATGGCGGGCATACTATAGATAGTATTATAGAGGAAGACAATAAGTACACTGTATATATATCTAAAGGTGATATTCTTATGCCTTGGAAAGACTTCAACAAGAACATGTCAATATCTGTGGAATATAACATTTCATGGTAAAATGCAAAGTGTATTTAACTACCTTGTAACACCACAAGGAGGCAGAACGACAGGACAGACCACAATTGAAGGACAAGAATTACTATTAAACACTGAGTTACAAAACCACGAGTATTCAAATAGAATAGGGGTTATACTAAGTTTACCTCTAGCTAAAAAATACCAAGAGCTTCGAGAAGGAGATGAAGTGATATTGCATCATAATGTATTTAGAAGATTTAGAGATGTAAGAGGTGAAGAAAAAAATAGTAAAAGCTATTTAACAGAAGAAACTTATTTGGCACAGCCGGATCAAGTATACGCATACAAAAGAGGCGGTGAATGGAAAGCTTTGGAAGGCTTTTGTTTTGTTGCCCCCATTAAGGAAACTAAAATGTTTTCTATTGAAAAAGAAAAACCACTAATAGGCGTGGTTAAATATTGTACTTGCGGCTTAGAGGTAGATAATATAGTAGGGTTTATACCTACATCAGAATACGAGTTTATTATAGAAGGGCAGAGGTTATACCGAGTACCCACGAATTCAATTACAATCAATTATGGACATAAAGGAAACGAAGAGGAATATAATCCTAGCTGGGCAGAAAGCAGTTGAAGAATTAATAAAGGTAGCTAAAGAAGCTATCGTAGATTCGGACGACGACATATCAGCAGACAGGCTTAAGAATGCAGCGGCTACAAAAAAGCTGGCTATATTCGATGCTTTCGAAATCCTAAACCGCATTAATGATGAGCAAAGAGCTTTAGATGGTAGGCCAAAAGAGGAAGCTGAAAAAAAAGATTTCAAAGGCTTTGCTGAAAAAAGATCTAAGTAATGTATACGCAGGATCTATACAATATAATAACACCTATTAAGCCAAATACTATATCTAGACTAAATAGAAGTAGAAAATGGGAGTACGGTTAAAACAAGGAACACGACGTTGTTGTTATAAGCAGAACAGGTAAGATAGGAGAAATATACAATATACAAGGTTTAAAAATTGCTTTGCCAGCAGCTCCCGCTAAAGTAAGTAAAGAAACCAACAAATGGACACCGGAGGAATATCCTAAAGAGTTAAAAAGTATTAATAGTATATTTGATTGGCGAGATTATCCAGATGAATTTAAAGAAACTTGGGAAAAATATATAGATGAGCAATTTAGAAAAAGAGAGGAAGGTCATTGGTTCAATAATAGAGGTGTGGCTACTTACATTACTGGTACTCACTTTATGTACCTGCAGTGGTCCAAGATTGACGTTGGGCAACCTGACTTTAGAGAATCAAACAGATTATTCTACATATTCTGGGAAGCTTGCAAAGCAGACAAAAGATGTTATGGAATGTCCTACCTCAAAAACAGACGATCTGGATTTTCTTTTATGGCTTCCGGCGAGACTGTTAACCAAGCAACAATATCTTCAGATGCTCGATTTGGAATACTGTCCAAGTCTGGGGGAGATGCAAAGAAAATGTTTACAGACAAAGTTGTACCAATATCGATTAACTATCCATTCTTCTTTAAACCAATCCAGGATGGGATGGACCGCCCCAAGACAGAACTCGCCTACAGAGTCCCTGCATCAAAGTTTACAAGAAAGAAACTTGACTCTAACACCGCAACGGAAGACATTGTCGGGCTTGACACTACAATCGACTGGAAAAACACAGGTGACAACGCATACGATGGTGAAAAACTAAAATTATTAGTACACGACGAAAGCGGTAAATGGGAAAGACCAAACAATATACTTAATAACTGGCGAGTAACAAAAACTTGTTTAAGACTAGGTAGTAGAATTATAGGTAAGTGTATGATGGGATCAACCTCAAACGCTTTAGATAAAGGAGGAGAAAACTTTAAGAAGTTATACAACAGCTCTGACGTAACAAAAAGAAATGCGAACGGACAAACAAAGTCTGGACTGTATTCTTTGTTTATTCCCATGGAGTGGAATTACGAGGGGTTTATTGACGAATACGGGCAACCAGTATTTAATAGACCGCCAGAAGGCACCGTAGGGCCACACGGAGACGTTATAGAAGTCGGAGTCATCGAGCACTGGAATAATGAGGTAGAAGGATTAAAAGGCGACCAGGACGCTCTAAACGAGTTTTACAGACAATTCCCTAGAACAGAAGAACACGCTTTCAGAGATGAAACAAAAAATAGTATATTTAATTTAGCAAAAATATACGAACAAATAGATTATAACGAAGACTTAGGCAACAGTAATGTGCTGACAAGAGGAAGTTTTCAGTGGGAACACGGTGTTAAAGATACGAAAGTAATATTTAATCCAAACCCCCAAGGTAGGTTTTTAATTTCTTGGACACCTAGTTATAATATTCAAAATAGGCAAACTACACGTAATGGTATAAAGTATCCAGGTAACGAACACATGGGGGCTTTTGGCTGCGATAGTTATGATATATCCGGAACAACAGACGGAAGAGGATCTAAAGGAGCTTTACACGGATTAACTAAGTTTAGTATGGAAGATGCTCCTCCGAGTACTTTCTTTCTGGAATATGTAGCAAGACCGCAAACAGCAGAAATGTTTTTTGAAGATGTGCTAATGGCATGTGTATTTTACGGTATGCCTTTATTGTGTGAAAACAATAAGCCGAGGCTTTTATATTATTTTAAAAGAAGAGGCTACCGCGGATACTCAATGAACAGACCCGATAAGCTTTGGAACAAGCTGTCGGTAACAGAAAAAGAAATTGGCGGAATACCAAACTCAAGTGAAGATATAAAGCAAGCTCACGCAGCGGCTATTGAAATGTATATAGATAGACACGTCGGTTTAAATGAAGAAGGCCAGTATGGCACAATGTACTTTAACGAAACACTAAACGATTGGTCTAAGTTTGATATAAATAACAGAACAAAATTTGATGCTGCTATTAGTTCTGGTTTAGCTATAATGGCTTGTAATAAAGATTTATATAGGCCAAATAATAAAATACAAAGACAGGTCGTTAATTTAAGATTTGCAAAATATTCTCACGAGGGTACGACATCAAAAATAATAAAAAAATAATATGGCGAATAGCGTAACAAATAGTTTTTTCCCTAGCCAGGTGGTAAGTGATCAGGAGAAAGTTTCTCAGGATTACGGATTGCGAGTTGGTAGAGCGATTCAAAATGAATGGTTCAGCAGCAACTCGGGTGTAACTCGCTTCAGAAGTAATCAAAATTCTTTTCATACATTAAGATTATATTCAAGGGGTGAACAGCCAGTACAGAAATATAAAGATGAACTTTCCATAAATGGTGATTTATCTTATTTAAACCTCGACTGGAAACCGGTTCCAATATTATCAAAATTTGTTGATATAGTTGTTAATGGTATTGCTGACAGATCTTTTGATATTACTACTTATTCGCAGGACCCTTACGGCGTAAGCAAGAGGACTGCTTATATGGAGTCTATTATAAGAGACAAGCAAACAGAGGAATTAAATAACTTTGCTCAAGAAAATTTTGGTATTAATCTTTTTGAAAATCCACCGGAAACTTTACCAGATTCTCAGGAAGAGCTTGATATACACATGCAGCTTACTTACAAGCAAGGCATAGAAATAGCTGAAGAAACCGCGCTTAACACGCTGTTAGACGAAAATAGGTACGACTTAACAAAAAGAAGAACTTACTTAGATTTAGTAACACTAGGTATAGGTGCTGTTAAAAATAACTTTTCAGAGTCAGAAGGAGTAACTGTTGATTATGTTGATCCAGCTTATTTAGTATATTCTTATACAGAGGACCCTTATTTCCAGGACATATATTACGCTGGAGAAGTTAAGTTTGTGCCAATAAATGAAATTAAAAAACAATTTCCTGAATTAACTCAAGATCAATTAGAAAAAATTAAGCAACAAGGAACGCAGAATTACGGAGTATTTGATCAAAGCGTAAGCAACCAATATAACAACAATAGAGACTCAAACGTTATACAAGTTTTATATTTTAATTATAAGACTTATATGAATGAGGTATATAAGGTTAAAGAAACAGCAACAGGTGCTAGTAAAATAATAGTGCGAGATGATCAATTTGATCCTCCAGTAGAAATGCTAGAAGAACAATTCGGCAAAATGTCAAGATCTCTTGAAGTGCTTTATGAAGGCGTTATGATTGTTGGCACAGATATAATGCTTAAGTGGGAAATGGCAAAGAATATGATGCGCCCTAAAAGTGATGTATCTAAAGTTAAAATGAATTACGCGATTACTGCGCCCAGAATGTACAAGGGCAGAATAGAATCGTTAGTAAGCAAGTGTACAGGGTTTGCTGATATGGTACAACTAACTCACTTGAAATTACAGCAAGTGCTCCAAAGAATGATACCCGATGGAGTATACCTTGATGCTGACGGTATCAATGAAGTTGACTTAGGCAATGGAACAAATTACAATCCGCAAGAGGCATTAAATATGTTTTTCCAAACGGGTTCTATAATAGGTAGGTCGTTTACACAGGATGGGGATATGAATCCCGGTAAAGTTCCTATACAGGAGGTACCAACCGGAAGCGGCGGTGCAAAATTGCAAACATTAATTGCAACTTACAACTATTATCTACAAATGATAAGGGATGTAACCGGTCTAAACGAAGCAAGAGACGGATCTACGCCGGACTCTAGAGCATTAGTTGGTGTACAAAAGCTAGCTGCAGCTAACTCAAATACCGCAACTAGACACATACTTGATTCGGGATTATATTTAACAAGAGAACTTTGCGAATGTTTATCTTTAAGAATATCAGATATAATAGAGTACCATCCAGCTAAGGAAGCTTTTATAACCAAGATAGGCAAGTTCAATGTAGGCGTTTTAGAAGAAATGTCTAATTTATATATGCACGACTTTGGTATAATGCTAGAATTAATGCCTGACGAAGAAGAAAAAACCACATTAGAAAACAATATTCAAGTTGCATTGCAACAAGGTAGCATAGATCTTTCCGACGCTATAGACATCCGCGAAGTAAAAAATCTTAAACTAGCCAACCAGCTACTTAAGGTTAAACAAAAGAAAAGACAAGAAAGGTTACAAGCGGAACAACAAGCTAATATACAAGCGCAAGCGCAGGCTAATGCTCAAGCGCAACAAGTGGCAGCCCAGGCAGAAGTGCAAAAAGATCAAGCTATGTTCCAAACCAAGTCTCAGTTAGAACAACTCAAAGGCAGCCTGGAAGAAAAAAGAATAAGTGTTGAGGTTAATGCTAAAAAAGAATTAATGGCATTAGAATTCCAATACAACATGCAATTAAAGGGCATAGAAGTAGACGGCGCTAAATCTAAAGAAAAAGAAATTGAAGATCGTAAAGATCAAAGAACTAGGATACAAGGTACTCAGCAAAGCGAAATGATTGCTCAAAGAAAAAACGATCTACCGCCTAAAAACTTTGAATCCGCAGGAAATGACGTAATGAGCCAAGGATTTGGCTTAGGTGCGTTCGATCCTAGGTAATAATAGTAATAACAATCATATAATATTTTATCATGTCAGAACAAACAGAAAACCAAAATGTACCTGAAGAGGTAGTAGAAAATGTCGTTGAAAGCCCAGTGTCGCTTGATGACGGTGTTATTAAAGTAAATTTAGGAGAACTAAATAAACCCAAAGAAGATGCCATTCCAGAACAAGAAGCAAATGCAAGCGATGTTCCTGTCGAGCAACCCAAAGACGAAAGCAACAGCGAGGAAGTGGTTCAAGAAGTACGGGAGCCCGTTCAAAATGAAGAACAATCCGTTCTTGAAGAAATAACAGAAGAAGAAGTACAGGAGCAAGCAGGCAATTTGCAAGACAATATAGTTGAGGCTATAGAAGAGCAAAGAGAAACCGGCGTTGAGCTACCTGAAAATATTCAAAAAGTTGTAGACTTTATGAATGAAACCAGCGGAACTCTTGAGGATTATGTAAAGCTTAATAAAAATTACGAGGACTTAGATGAATCTCAGCTATTAAGAGAGTACTATGCTAATACAAAGCCTCATTTAGATGAAGAAGATATAGACTTTATGATGGAAGATAACTTTCTTTATGATGAAGACTTAGACGAGGAAAGAGATATACGAAGAAAAAAACTAGCCAGAAGAGAGGAATTAGCAAAAGCTAAAAATCATCTTACTGGATTAAAGGATAAATATTATCAGGAAATAAAAGGTGGCTCAAGGCTAGCTCCTGAACAAAAGAAAGCGGTAGACTTTTTCAATCGCTATACAAAAGAAAACGAAGCAGCAACTCGATTAGCTGAAAAACAATCACAAACGTTTTTAAAGAAAACAGAAAATGTTTTTAACAATGATTTCAAAGGTTTTGATTATCAAGTTGGAGACAAAAAATTCCGTTTTAAAGTTAAAGACGCTCCTACTATTAAGGAAACCCAAAGCGACATTAATAATTTTGTCAAGAAGTTCTTGGATAAAGATAATCAAATGTCAGATGCAGCGGGGTACCATAAGGGATTGTTTACGGCTATGAATGCAGATTCTATTGCAAATCATTTTTATGAGCAAGGCAAAGCCGATGCAATGAAAACAAGTATGTCTAATTCGAAAAATGTACAAATGGGCGCTAGAGGTGTTCACGAAGACGTTAAAACATCGAATGGATGGGCGGTAAGATCTGTTGATTCTGGGGGAAGTGATTCAAAATTGAAAATTAAAACATTTAAACACATTAAATAAGAAAAATTATGGCAGGATTTGCAACCGCGCCGGCTACATTAGCCAATTTAGCGCACTTAACACCACGTCCAATAAAAGGTTTGTTTGGAGACAACTACCTATCTTTAGCGGACATGGACTTTACACAACAATTTTTACCTGAGGTATACGAAAAAGAAATCGAGCGTTATGGAAACAGAACAATCACAGGATTTTTACGTATGGTCGGAGCTGAGATGCCTATGGCGTCGGATCAAGTAGTTTGGTCAGAGCAAGGAAGATTACACATCGCTTACGATAATGTAACAACTCAAGCAGCAGCAACCAAAACAATATCTTTACCAGATGCAACAACATCACCAGACGGTAAAGCTCCTTTACTAGGGCCTAACATGACAATAGTACTATCTAAGGGTAATGTAACAGCAAAAGCTTTTGTAAAAGCAATCGTTACACCTCAAGTTGGAACTAATGTAACATACGACATCGTAGTATATGATACTGCCAATGGGCAATTGCCAACTGGCTTACATACTCAAACAGGTGTTAGTACATTTGTATATGGTTCTGAATACGGAAAAGGATCTAGCTTAGCTGGTAATTCAATTGATGCGTCTTTCACGCAATTCAGTAACAAGCCAATCATTCTAAGAGACAAGTATGCCGTTAACGGATCAGACGTTGCTCAAATCGGATGGGTTGAAGTTACTACTGAAATTGGAACTGGAGGATACTTATGGTACCTAAAGTCTGAGCACGAGTCTCGTATTCGTTTCGAAGATTACTTAGAAATGTCAATGGTTGAAGCTACTGACGCAGCAGGCGCTATTGCTGATGCTTCTGGGGCAACTATATCAGGTATGCAAGGTTTATTTGATGCACTAGAAACAAGAGGTTTAGTATTTAACGATGCTGACTTTGACGGTGCGTCTTCTGCTACAGCAGGACTTGGAGCGTTTGATACTATATTACAAGAGCTTGACAAGCAAGGAGCAATTGAAGAGAACATGATGTTCTTAGATCGCGAAACTGCATTGAGCATTGATAATATGTTAGCACAACAAAATTCTTATGGAACAGATGGTACATCTTACGGTGTATTCGAAAATTCAGCAGAAATGGCGTTGAACTTAGGCTTCTCAGGATTCCGTAGAGGATCTTACGATTTCTATAAGACTGACTGGAAATATCTAAATGATTCTACAACTCGTGGAGGTATTACAGATATATCTGGAGTAATCGTTCCAGCAGGAACATCTACTGTATATGACCAACAATTAGGACAGAACATCTCACGACCATTCTTACATATCCGTTATAGAGCTTCAGAGGCTGATGACAGACGTTTGAAATCTTGGGTAACTGGATCAGTTGGTGGAAACTACACAAGTGACGAGGATGCAATGAATGTTCACTTCCTATCGGAAAGAACTTTGTGTACTCAAGCAGCTAACAACTTTGTACTATTAAAAAGAACAACGTAGTAAGCTTATTGTAATGATTGCCCCTGCTGAATCTGCGGGGGTAGTTATTACTTTTATTAGTGACAATAGCTTATTATAATTAATAGTAACAGGCTATCGTCATACATTATTAACATTTATATCATATTATATTATGGCTAACAAGAAAGCTACAGCAAAAAAAGTTGAGGTTGCGCCTCAGGAAGTGGTTGAAACAGTAGTACAACCAAAAGTAGAAACGCCTAAAAAAGAGGCACCAAAAAAAGATGAGTGGGTAATCAAGGATAGATTATATGAATTGACAAGAACAAAACCCCTTGTTTTCACATTACCTACAGCACATAGTAGGAAAAAAAGTTTATTATATTTCGACGAAAAGTTAGGTTACCAAAGAGAATTAAGATACGCTACTAATCAGCGATCTTGCTTTGTGGAAGAACAAAAAGGACAAATAGTTATGGGACGCATCGTGTTTAGAGATGGCGTACTTAGAGTGCCGAAAGAAAATGTTGCGCTACAAAAATTATTATCTTTATATCACCCAGCTTTAAAATCTAATATATACGAAGAATACAAACCAGCTCAGCAAGCAAGCAATGAGGTTGATTGGATTGAGTTTGAATTACAAGCATTAAACCTAGCCAAAACGCTATCTGTTGAAGAAGCAGAGGCTATTTTACGTGTTGAAATGGGTGCTGCAGTAACAGAACTTTCATCTTCTGAAATTAAAAGAGATGTACTTATTTTTGCTAAAAAGAACCCAAATTTATTCTTACAATTAGCTACAGATGAAAACACTCAATTAAGAAGTTTCGGAGCGAAAGCTGTTGAAATGGGCATATTAAGTTTATCACAAGATCAAAGAACATTTACTTACGGGTCTAGCGGTAGAAAAATAATGACAGTGCCGTTTGATGAGCATCCTTACTTTGCTTTATCTGCTTTCTTTAGAACAGACGAAGGCATGGAAGTGTACAAGGCAATAGAAAAAAGACTAAACTAGTCACCTTTATAGTAATAGGCTGCTGAAAGGTGGCCTATAACTATATAAAATAAAAAATAAATTATGGCTGTAAGCGTAGATACTGTTTATCAGAGAGTACTAGCAATACTTAATAAAGAACAAAGAGGGTATGTAACACCCCAAGAATTTAATCTGTTTGCCAATCAAGCACAACTAGATATATTTGAGCAATACTTTTACGATATTAACCAGTTCGGAAGAATACCCGGTAACGATACCGAATTTTCCGATATGCTTAACATACTTAATGAAAAAATAAATATATTTGAAACAAACGCCGCTATGACTTATGGCGGAACGTATTGGTCTACACCTGCTAACTTATACAGGCTAGGCACTATAGTATATGATAATGTTACAACCAGCAAGTCTTTATACCCGGCTCCCAATACCGTGGTAACCACAACTACTCAAGTTGAGGTAGAGAGAATAAACTACAATGAATTCTTATATATTAACCAATCTCCTATTGCAAAACCAACAAATTCAAGGCCTGTATTCGTGGCCTCTACTGCGGGCTACCAAGTATACGGGGACACTGCTTTAACTACTGGAGTAAGGTGTAATTATATAAAAAAGCCTTCACAAGTAGAGTGGGCCTACCAAATGGTATTTGGAGAAGCACTTTATAATGCAAATGATTCCAACAACTTTGAACTGCATTCTTCTGAAGAAACAGAATTAGTAATAAAAATACTAGAATTTGCAGGGCTAGTGGTAAAGGATCTTAGTATTTACGGAATAGCAACTCAAATAAATGCACAAACTAACCAACAAGAAAAAGCGTAATATATGGCATTGATAAATCAAACACCAGAAGAATACTACTTAGGGCCAGACGGCGTATGGGACAGTGGGGATGAAAGTTATGGCAATTATCAGTTTGTCAGCATAGCTGATATTATAAATAATTTTATGATTTCGCATGTTGGCCAGGATAAGCTTATAACGAAGGTAAGAAGAACAGACGTTGCTTATTGGGCACAAAGAGCTATACAAGAATTTAGTTTTGATGTATTGCCTCAGGATAAATCTATAGAAATTGAAGTACCGCCTGGACTTTATATGGTGTTGCCGCAAGATTACGTAAATTACACTAAATTGTCATGGGTAGACAACGGGGGTATAGAAAGAATAATATATAGAACAAATTTAACGAGTAACCCAGAAGCCCCTACCCAAAATGCCGCAGGTGAGTACACTTTTAATAATACTGAGTTAATTACCAATGCTCAGTCAGAAACATTAACGCGATGGAATGCTAGAAGCGCTTTCCCGTTAGGAGGTCCTGGGGGAGGAAATTTTGACTTAACAAATAATCCTGACTTACTTTCTTTGTATGCTTACGGGGGTAGATATGGTATAGATCCTGAAAATGCTCAATCGAATGGTACTTTTTATATTGATAACGTAAACGGTATGATTAGGTTTAGCTCAGATATAAGAGGGAGAATAGTTACGCTAAAGTATATAAGTGACGGCTTAGGTTCTTTAGAAGATATGACAGTGCATAAGTTTGCAATGGATGCAATAGTAAAACATATAGCGTATTCTATATTATCTACAAGATCAAACGTACAGGAATATATAGTGGCTAGATTTAAAAAGATGGCATCAGCTGCTAGAAGAAATGCTAAGATACGATTATCCGAATTAAAAGCGGACTTAATGTCTCAAGTATTCAGAAATCAATCAAAATGGATTAAACATTAAAATTATATGGCGGAATTAATACACACGTTTACCAGCGGTAAAATGAATAAGGATCTTGACGAGAGACTTGTTCCCAATGGAGAATACAGAGACGCCTTAAATTTAGAGCTTGCATCTTCGGATAGCTCTCAAGTTGGTACTTTTCAAAACATAAAAGGCAACCTAGAATTAGCGTACAAAACATATAACCCTGTTACGGGAGCCCGAACATCATGGAGTAGCGCTTATATATCTAACCTAACTAATGCTGTCTGTATAGGCTCCGTAGTTGATAGGAATACAGATAACATATATTGGTTTATATCCAGTGATGAAGTTAGCGCTATTGCTTACTACAATGATGTTACAAAAGTGGTAGCGCCATTAATAGTGGACGCTAATAGTATACTAAACTTCAGTAAAGATTACTTAATAACTGGTGTAAACATATTAGAAGGTATACTAATGTGGACAGACAATCAGACTGAGCCTAAAAGTATAACCGTAAAAGATTGGATAGGATCTACCTCAGATTTTTTAACACACTCCCAGGTATATAGCAGGGCTTTTATTGAGCAAGATATTACGGTAATAAAGAAATATCCATTAAACCCACCTACAATATCTATGTCTTCCGTTGCTAGAGAAGATGATGCAGGAAACACTGTTGTTATTGCCACAACCACCACCGCCGCCTTTATGGAAACAGATTCTGCCGGCTTAGTTGTACCGGTTCCAACAGGTACCGCAAAAACATTAACTTGGGAGCAAGGACAAACGCTACCTTTTTACAGAGAAGGAGATACTCTTGTATTAACCCTTGAGGCTCAAGGGGAAGTAGGTGCTGAGGTAGCTGAAATAAGGTGCTCTGTAGCCGGTATAATACCCCCCGATGAAGGAGCTTCGCAGACCGGGGCTAATGTAGTTGTATTAAGCGTTGGGCCCAGCACCACGGGAGGCGCCACCACTAATCCTCAGACTTATGATGTAATATTAGAGCAACAAGAGCCCCTGTTTGAATTTAAGTTTGCTAGATTTGCTACTAGGTGGAAATACAATAACAATCAAGTTTCTGCTTTTTCTGCTTTTTCAAACACCGCTTTTTTGCCTGGTAAATTTGATTATTCTCCCAAAGAAGGTTATAATTTAGGTATGACTAATAATACTAGACAATTAACAATATCTAACTTTATACCTAGCACATTGCCGCCTGATGTAAGCGAGGTAGAGGTGCTTTACAAAGCGACTAATAATCCTAATGTATACGTTGTTGATAGCTTCAAACCTTCTGATACAGCATGGCAAAACAATACCTTTGAAATAAAAACTGAAATAATAACTTCTGTTATACGAAGTAATCAATTATTAAGACCCTATGATAATGTGCCTCGCAGGGTTTTAGCGCAAGAGATCACTGCTAATAGGTTGATATACGGCAATTACGTACAAAATTTTACGTTAAGCTCGCCTTTCACAAAAGTGCCTTACAAGACAGATATGTCTGTAGGATTATATTCGAAACCAATATCTACTGACCCTGCATCCACAGGGGCTGTTACTACGGATGGCAATGCCGTTTTTCCTTCAATTAAAACATTACGCACTTATCAAGCGGGTGTTGTTTATATAGACGCGTACGGCAGGAACACCCCCGTATTTACGAGCAATAGC